GCTTTTCTCTATCTGCCTTTTGGTGTTCATGCCTGAGACAGATAGCCTCAAGCACCCGCAGTTATTCTACTTAACTAAGATTTCCCCGCAAACCGTTTTTGTCCGGCACAGTAAATATCCAACTAAACCAATGGCGTTCGCTGTATTTACCGCCAGTATTCAATGCACATGACCGCCATGAACACCCCTAAAAAAAGGGCATTTATATGTCCAAACATTAATATCAAAACATCAATTTTTTCCATATACCTTGCTGTGAAGATGATGGGCATACATGATGCGAACAACCAGAACGCAACAAACAAAAACTGCAATGCGTTTTTCATTATTCCCCCTACAATCAATGTGCAATAACATTTAAACACACCTCAATTTGGCCGGACATATAAATATCTAAACCAGAAAAAATCACTTACATAGCGTTACAAACTCTTTAGTCTAAATATTCATCGTAAAACATCCTCCACGCTTATCAGTCCATTTCGTTTCAGGTAATCCATCGCCTTCTCCGGTAATTTGCAGTCCGGCTGAGCTTTTTTCAGTTGACTGACCAGTCGTTTAACCCACATTGTTAATTCGCTAACCTGATTGCCGGATGCTGGTGGATTGTCGGCTTTACCCAGAATGGCAGCGCAGCAGGCCTCTCTGAGCACCCAGTCAACAGCATCCTTCCATGCTCCTGTTTCGACTGGCGGATTCTCACGCTTTACCTGTTCATAAAAGCGCACGGCTTTAACCAGTCCTTCTGATGTCACCGGGACTGGCGGGCCGATGAATAAGGCCTGAATTTCATAGTTCGGCCTGTCGTTACAATCCTCTTTTGTCGGTACATATTTCCAGTCACCAGCCCACGGCTTCCCCTGAAAGTCTGTAACGTCTTTTTTCACGTAGCGATATCGCCATGCAACTGGTTTTGCCTGCCCTGCCGTTTCATGCCCTTCCTGATAATTAATCTCGCTCATTCATCACCCCACTCATCACAATATGCTTCGACCGGAGTTTTTCCTGCTTCATAATCATCACGCCATGCTTCAGCATCAGCAGCACTGCCACCACGTAACTCTGCATAGTCCATTAACAGTTCATGCCATGCTTCAAAACTGACGTTGTATTTAGTTGAACCAAAATCAGCCATTTTGCTCTTCCTCTTCGTCTTTTATTTCGTGATATGAGTAATTGCAGTAGTTAAAGAAAATATCTTTTGCTTCGTCATGTATTTCATCAGGCGTCGCATCATCATCCACTTCGAATTCATCCTCGAAATCTCCACCGGCTATTCCCGTTTCAATAATTATTTTAAACTTTCGCATTTAACTACCGCCCTTTCGGGCGGCCTCCTGATGTTCTGAGGGTGCAGAAATCCCTCCGGTTAAGGATTAAATTTTTAACAGAGCTAAATTTAATTATTCAGTTCTGGATTTTGTCGCCCTGCGTATCCGCGCTTTCGCGTTACGCTCAATCTGAATTAGCTTTTCTATATTTTTTCGCCTTTCCCGCTCCTCCTGGCGCAAGTGCCTTACATCATCTGCCAGTCTGGTTTCTCTTTTCGCCACAGAGAGCATCCAGTCAAATGGCTCCACAACTGCACCGCAGATTTTACAGCGGACCTGACGCTCTTTTTCGTCAACCCGGACAGAGGCGTGATGACAATATGGTCTTTCCGATGGCTCATAAAGAAAATTAACCTGATTACGAGGGTCATCCTCTTTTACCGGAAATAAAACGATATTGCTTAACTCATCCTCTGGTTTTATTTCCATGCTCCTCTCCTTTGATGCGAATGCCAGAGACGCGTAATGCGTGTTCTAGGTCAATCAGGTAAAGCCAACTGCCATTTTCTTTAGGTATCATGACATGTCGCTCATCTGCATTTATCGGGTGTCCATATCGAAGGTCGTAGCGAGTCGGTAATTGAACTTCCCGCGCTTCCAGTTCAGCAATACGCTTGCTCCCATCAGAGATAACGCCTTCGTAATACTCACGCTGCTCTTTGAGTTGTGATTTTGCTTCTTCCAGTCCATCCAGCAAATCAGCGATAATATCCGCTTCCCGATGACGGATGTGACGCTTAAACGCAGCAAGAGCCGCATCACAATCCCGTTCAGCATTTGGGCTGTCCGGGATAGCCTGATACCACGCCAGCGTCGACTGATAGTTTTGTGCTGCCTCACGAAGCGCCTCATAGTTAACCTCTCTCATTGAGCCACCTCCTGATAAATCACTGCATGCCCCAGTTTCTCCGCCAGTGCCAGCTCTGCCTTAGCGCCCGCTGACCGCTGCCAGCCATTCAGCATGTAAATCGCATCCACACAACGAATCATTGCCATGCAAATATCCATGTAGTGCGGCTGTGTCAGCCCGTCCGGAAGTACTGCCGGGTTTAAGACGGTATGCCCTTCCCGTTTCAGTTCCTCTTCCGCCTTGTGAAACGCCTCACGGTTGAAATTTTCATATCCCGTCATTGGACCGGCAATATAAACTCTGACCCTCACTCCATCACCTCCTGAAAGTTTCCCCGATAGAACGCCAGCACACGCTGCATAACTTCGCTCTGGCGGCACTCACGACAAATTATGTTCTGCCGTCTGTTGTAACGACGTATTTCTCCGTCAGGTAACTTTCGAATCAGTGTCGGGTCAGCAGCCTTCTCCGGTGTCTTACGCCATACGCGATACGCCTGCTCTGATGGAAATACCCCGCAACCAGAGAGCCAGACATCACCACTGGCCGCAAGCGCACCAGATAAACGACGAATAGCGGTCTTACTGACACCCGTTTTATCTGCCAGTTGTCGAAAAGTTTCTCGTCCGCTCAGGCGCACGAATTCCACAATGCGCGCCTTCACTTCTTCCCGCTCTTCTGGTGTAAATACTTTTGCCATAAGCGCCTCCGGCAATCACTTTTCCGATACAACACGGCGGGAAGAATCAGTAATCTGTCGAACAATATCCCGGTGCTTGTTCAGCTCCCGCAGCGCGGCGCAGACTCGCTCCCACTTCTGAACATCACTTTTCGCCCTGCGCAGCGCCAGGTTTGCCCTGCGAAGGGACGGAAAAATCAGCTCATCTGCTTGCGTTTCGGTAAACGATGGCAACGGCTGCACAATGTCCGCCACAGTTTCTGTTTTAATTTCTTCCTGTGTTGCGGCTTCCCGGACTGGTAACGCAGCACCTGCTGGCTGAGGAAAGGCCTTACCATCACTTTCCGTTACCAGCGCGGCTTTCGGCTCTGCTGGTAAATTATCGCCCGGCATGCAGTAACGAAATTTACCGTTCTGATTAACGCGTGCCAGCCGCCCCGTTGCGGTTACCACCGCCAGCGTGGAGGCAACCTTGCGAGTACTGACGCCGAACTTACCCGCCAGTTCCTCACACGTTTTAGCACCATCCTGACCGATAAACTCAATCATCATGTCTGCGGTAACTTTTTGTTCGACCTCTCCGGTCAGCATATCCTGTGCTTCAGATTTTACTGGCCGCTCTTCGGTTACCCGGGATTCACCTTCGCCAGCCAGAAACCAGGTGTGACCAGTTTTATCAACGACGCCATTTCTTTTGAGTTCCCACAGCTCGTTGAGAACCTCTTCACGACTGATATCAAGTCGCGCGGCCAGTTCTACCGATGTGGCTTTTCCCATTGCTTTCAGTGCGTCAAATACGGTTTCCATTAAAATTTCCTCCGACAAAATCGTTTCTCAGATTCAAATAAAACCAGCTGCCTTCCGGCGTTCGTATTCCTGTTTCAGCCGTTCAATTGGCGTTGGCCCTTGCGGGTGTTTCGCCCCTTCCAGTTGTCGTCGCACTGGCGGAACACTCATCCCGTTACCAACATGCTTTGCCCATTTCGTCAGTTGCCGTTCCGCAAGTCGTTTTAACTCACCCTGCGTCATCTGGCGCTCAATCCCTCTGGTACGCATTTCGAGGCAGATGTGGTACAGCACAGGCTGAGGCCACGGATATTTGTCGCTTCCGTCATATCGCCAGGACTCATCACGCCAGCGGCGGTACTCCTCCATCACAGCATCCACCGTCAGGCCAAATGGATTGGCCCCGCTTTCTGAAATCAGCGCCACAAACTCAGCCAGGTCCGGAGGCCATGTTTCACCCGCCCGGCAGCGGTCCATGCACTGGCGGCAGACCTGTCGGATTTGCTGCTCAGTCATCGCGCCAATCTGTGCAATCCAGAGCTTCGAAGGTGCGGCCCCGTTCTTCTGGGTCCAGCGGTTCGAATAAACCTCCCCCATGAGTTCCCACAGCTTCCAGACCGTTTCCGTCGCTGATAAATCCGTTTTCACGTTCCCACTGCTCACGTGCTGCCCGAATTTCCTGAACTGCCCGTGATGCGGTGCCACCTGGTGCTGCTGCATGGTTTACCCCCTTGCTGACTGGTTTAACCTGCGCCCTGACGTGATTTACGTGACGGGCGAATTTCTGCTCCCACTGAATCTGCGTAAACACTTTCCCCTCCGCTGCCCAGTAGTCCCGGAAGGCGGCAAGTTCAGCAGGTGTAAATTCTGTCTCCGGCAAAGCCATCCCCCACAACGCAGCCCGTCGTCGAAAATCCCGTGACGGATACCAGCTATCGGTCATCGGAAATTTTCCGATGGGTTCGCTCAGGCCATCCAGGAATACAAGGGGTGCTGCCTGTAACGACAAAACTTCCTGCTCACTGGTCGGAGCACTCTCGCGTGCGTTATGTGTGGGGTTTAGATCTTTGGGTTCCTTTGGGTTCCGTGATCCGTTTTTGGGTGTCTTTGATGGAAAATTTGGGTGTCTTTGGTTATTTTCCATGCAGCTAAGAGTTCCGTTTTTGGGTCTGTTTTGTGCTGAAACATAACCATTTTCGGTACTGTTTTTATTAACAGCACCAATTTTACCCACCTTTAAAGACTCCCGTTTTTGGGTGTATTCAGGCTCGGCAACACTTTCTTCTACACCGATAAGTCGGTACACCACAATTTGCTTTGTTCTGCCTTTTCTCTCACCGGTATCAACAATTAACCCAATCTCCATCAGGTGTCGTAAGCTGTCCTGCACAGTCTTTTTGTTTAGTTCCGTTACTTCTGCCAGTGCAGATACAGACGGGTATGCACACAAATCGGCACCGCACATATCAGCAAGCCAGGTCAATACAGACTTACTGGATGAACTGCCGGTTTTCACCTTTTTAGCCCATCGTAGTGCATCGATACTCATACAAACCCCTGGCAGACATTTGTTTATCTGCAAAGTAATATTGATATTGCTGACGATACGCATGCTTGAAAGCAATAGCTTTTTCTATAAGCTCGTCAGTCTCACGTTCCACAACAGCTGGATCCGCAAAAAGCAGCCCGGACTCCACCACATCGCCATATTCTTTGTTTAATCCGGCGATCATGTACGTAATGCTTTTTCCATCACTGATCTCACGATACAACCTGAAATCACTAATTCGGATAGCCTCCATAATTGCCGGAATCAGCGCCGTGAATTTTTTCCGCTTATCCCTGGTGTCGATAGCTTTCCAGCGTTCGAATATCTTCACCCGGTTAACGCCCAGCGCCCGTTGATCAACCTCGCCATCATTAAACGTGACGCGTTGAACATCGATGTTCGGGCGTTCTTTCAGAGCCCAGAATGCTTCCGTGATTAATATCGTCGCTTGCTCCTGTGTCATTCCTGGTCGACATACCCAGGCATCCAGAGCCTCACAAACCTGTTCAGGGGTGATTTTCATTGTTCAACCGCCCCGCCCGCTTTGCCTTACGATATTCGTCATAAACTTTGGGGTCGTACTGAAGTTCCCCGCCGGATGCCTCTTGCAGGCGCATCGCGCGACCTTCAGGAACCAGTTCCCCCCATTGAGAAACAGCAGATGGATCAACACCAGCAGCTTTCGCTACTTTGGCTTTCGTCCCATAAAAATTAATTACGTCTGATTTAAACATCACCCCTCCAAAGTTGAGTTTTCTCAATAGTAATCATTCAAGGAATCTCAAGTCAAGGGTTATTAAGATATCTAAATATGAACGAGAAAACTTTAGGTCAACGAATTAGAGAAAGACGCAAACAGGTTGGTTTAAGTCAAAACGATTTAAGCAAAGCCGCTGGCGTATCTGGCTCATCAATTTCACTATGGGAAAGCGACCATACAGCCCCGCGCGGGCAAAATTTGCATCGCCTGGCTGAGGTATTGCAATGTTCACCAACTTGGATACTGTTTGGTGACGAGGATAAAACACCAGATCCACCAGTAGCACTCAACAGCGCCTTAGACTTATCGGAAGATGAGTTGGAGATGTTGCGATTGTATCGCGCACTTCCAAAATCAGAGCAGCAAGCACAAATCAGCGAACTCCGTGCCCGCGTTGAGAATTTTAATCGCCTATTCACCGAGCTACTAGAAGCTCGCAAACGTAACAAACATCAGTAACCCCCTTCATAAATTTTAAAGCCTTACATTTCAATGTATTGGCTTTATTTTGCATTAAATATTGAGTTTTCTCATTAAAAATGCTTGACCAACATTCATGAGAAAACTAAATTACCACCCATCAAGACACCGCACGGTGTTCTCAGCAAACAGTTCCGCTACCCGGCGTTAAGGGGTAATGAGGTCAGCATGGATACTATCGATCTTGGCAACAGCGAATCTCTGGTATGTGGTGTGTTCCCCAACCAGGACGGCACATTCACCGCCATGACGTATACCAAAAGCAAAACGTTTAAAACCGAAGCTGGCGCGCGTCGCTGGTTAGCAAGAAACTCCGACTGATGAGGTTGACGATGGAATTTAAAGATTTACCAGTACCATTCCAGGAAATGGCATCGAATGTGGTTCGCTCTCAACTGGCGACTCTTGACCTGAGTACCGTAGAAAAAGAAACC